ACAATTCTCTTGCGATAGTTTCTACGAGCTACCTTTTTAATGGTATCTTTGTACTTCTTGTAATGATTATTACTCATAAACATATTTATATGTCTTATCACATATAAAATGTATTTTTTAGGAACATCAATTTTATAAATATTAACGAAATCGAAAAGATTTTATGATATTTAAATATTATAAATTTAAATAAAAGGAGACATAGACATGGGATTTTTAGTTTCTCCAGGTGTACAAGTTAATGAAATAGATTTAACTAATGTCATTCCTGCTGTTTCTACGTCCATTGCTGCAATTTCATTGCCTGCACAAAAAGGGCCAGTAGAAGAAATAGTAGACATTACTTCTGAACAAGAACTCGTACAAACTTTTGGAAAACCAAACGGTAGTAATTTCGAACCTTTCTTCGTTGCTGCCAACTTTCTTAAATATGGAAACGCATTAAGAGTTGTAAGACCTACATCAGCTATAGTAAATGCTGCTGTAAGTGGTACAAAAGTACTCGTTAAAAATGATGACCATTATCAAGAAAACTATGCAAGTGGTGAAGGTAATGTCGGTGAATGGGCAGCAAGAAGTGCTGGAACATGGGGTAACTCAATAGGTGTTTCAATTTGTCCAAGTGCAACTGCATTTGAAGAAAATATAGGTTCATCTAACTTGACAATTGGTGAAGATGCTGTTGGTGCAACATCAATTCTTGTTGACGATGGTAGTGCATTTAATGTAGGTGATTTAATATCATTCTCAACTGCTGACGCATCAAGTACTGCAACTAACTTTGCTCATATTAGTGGAGATGAAGGTAATGAATATGAAATTACTGCAATTGCTACACATGATTTAACAGTTAGATTAGATGGTGACGCAAATGGTGGTGGTGTAAAAGCCATTGTTCCAGATAATACATTTATTCGTAGACGTTGGAGATGGTATGATTTATTCGCTACTGCTCCAGGCACATCTGCATGGTCAACCGAAAATGGTCGTGGTTCAAATGATGAACTACACGTAGTCGTATATGACACAACTGGTGATATTACTGGAAATGATGTTGACGTT